CACGGAATCCGTTTCCTTCAATGAAGTCAGCGAAACGGTCTGAGCATTCAGATGCAGTAGAGCTTGCAGCAATGATATTCTTTAATGTCTGCGGATATAGGTTGTCCTGTCCGTAGGCTTGAATTCCTAGATTTTGTAAATAGCTTGTATCAATGCGGTTACTGCTTTTCTTTTTTAGATCTCTTACTCTCATATTCGCGAGGTTTACGTTCGTCCTTTATTTCTTTTATTCAACTTTATCTTCGCCTTCTCCATTCATTGCGTTCACAATTTCAATGGCCTTGCTTAGATGCAGATTCAGAA